GAACGGAATCTCCCCAATAAATCGTAGCGGGGCGCCATTGACGAGTGCCTGGGTCATCGCACTACTTAACCCCGCTGAGGCTGAATTTTCCGTGTCACAGGTAGGAATGGGGCGAACCGCAAACACTGCTTTGCCAGAGACAGCCGCGCGCTGCGCGAACACCGTCAAGTCTTGGATGAACTGCGCAAGAGCCGCTTGTTGCGCCGGATCGCTTGCCGGCGTAACCATGTCGTCGAGCTTGAAGTTGACGACCATCCATTCGCTGGGATCAGTCTTGAACTGGTCAGGCGTCGGCGGCAAACCGTTGTCCACCCCCATGACGATCTGGTGCAGCGTTGTGCCGTCCATCACTTGCGCGGTCACCGTGGCCGTCACACCGCGCGCCGCGAGCGCATCCTGAAGCGTTTGCACCGTTGCCTGCGCATCCGACGCACCAGTAGCCGGCGCGGACGCGGCCCGCGCGACCGCGGCCAACTGTGCATGGGCGGTCGCGCCGGACGACGCCGACACGAGCGGCTTGCCGTACACCGAGATCGTAAGCGCCTTAGCCGTCGGCTGAGCAACGCTGTCGCCTCCACCGCCGCATGCGACGAGAAATGCCGCGGCGAGACCTGCCGCCACCATCGTTCTTATCATCGATTTCCCCGAAAGGTTGTTCTTCGTTTTTGACTTACAAAAGTTTACACGCAAATTCCTTTGTCAGGAGACGATCTGGGCGCCGGCGAATGCGAAGCGATTCGCATAGCTCGGCATGCTACCGTCGGCGGGCGCCGCGGCGGCCAATTGCTGGTCAGCATATGCAAACGCGCTCTGACCATCCGGCGGCAGTCCGTCGACAACGATCTGTTGGGTGTAGAGCGGCACTTTGCCGGCGGCCTGCATCTCGGCGCTGAGATAAGAAGCGACGGAAATGGATGTGTTGTTGCCGTCCTTGTCCAGCGTCACCTGTTTTGCGACGTGGTAGCTCGCGGTTGCGCCGGACGCCGGCGTCACATAGTCCTTCTGAAGAGGCATGCCCTACTCCTGTTTATAGGTTGCTGAGATCGACCGCCATGAATCGCCAGTCGAATTGAGAGCCGAAGTTCACATCGTTGCCAGGATGGGACGTGTTGCCGACCTGGTAATAGTTGTAGTTGAAGTTCACCACGTTGCCGGCCGTTTGCAGTGCGCTGATGTTGTACCACCCGTTATTCGTGCCGCCGGTCGGGCTCGATACGAAAGCTGTGCCGATCGCAGCGACGCCGATCTTGCTCACAGACGGGTAAGGAAATTGATATGTCCGCTGATCGACGTGAGCCCACTGCCCCCATCCCGGGCTGGCGTTGTTGATGTTTCCGGACTGTGTGTCTATGACCCGAGCGAGCCTCTGACGGGCATCGGCAACAAGGTTGCCGCTTGCGTCAAAAACCTGAAGTCCGAAACCAGCGCCGCCTGGTGCCGCCGCCAACGACTCGTCGAAAATATAGACGGTGATTGTTGCGGGGGAGTCAGACCATATCCGCACCGACCACGTCCCGTCACTGTTTTTTTTGCAGCGCTGTATCGTTGCGTAAGCGTTTGGACTGTAAAGACAGATCAGCGGCGCAATGGCCGCAACCGTGAAATCAACCAGGTTAGCGCGCAGCGTGTATTGAGTGCCAGCATTTGACTTGCCGGCGGTCATGTCGCCGCCGGCCGTAGTCACAGAGAGTTGCTGACGCAATGCATAGTTCTGCGTCGTGCCGTCGATCTGCACCAACCCGCTGTCGGTGAACGCCTGAAATCCCGCCGTCATTAGCTAGCCCCGTAAAAGAGGATGCCGGTCTGATAAATGTCGTATTGCGAGCTATTTTTTGGGGCATAGGACCAACTCAGTATGCCGGTACTCGGGTCAATCGAAAATCGAGGCGTGATGACGCCGCCCGAAAGATAGCCGTCACCGCACGTGTTGTCCGGCTGAAACGACACAAATCCACCTTGGGTCAAGCGAGCATCGGCGGGCAGACTTCCGTTGTTCCCGTCCATGACTCTCGATCCTATGATACGCATGACGCGGTATGACGCGTCGAGCACAAGATCGCCCGACGCATCCCATATCTGAAGTCCTGCCGCCATTACCAGAGCCCCAAGCGGACGCGCAACGTCCCGTTGTTGTCATAGACGAGCAGTGTCGAGTCATTCAGCGTCATGTAGCCGCTCCCGCCATTCGCGCCGTTCAGCGTAATGGTGCCGTTCTTGTCCAGCTTCCAGCGCGGCTGGCCGTTCGCGCCGTTCGCCGTCGACTGGATGATGTCGCCGATGTTGCCGTTCTGGATCCACGCTGTACCAATGAACGCTTGATTGAGAAAGACCTGGCCACCCTGCACGACGAACGGCGAGCTCACCGCGCTACCGTTCGGGTCGAGGATCGCGAAGCGGCTCGCAGAAACCAGCACCTGCGACTCGACGGTGCCGCTGCTGTTGTCGACGCCGACGCCAATACCCGCAATATAGGTGCGGCCGTTCGCGGTGATCTGCGTCTTGATCTGGTAGGACGCGGCGACGCGCCCATTCAAATCGGCGTACGAACTGGCCACCGTCTGGACCGCGGCAGTATTGGCATCAGCCTGCGCTTGCACGGTCGTGACCTGCGTCGCAAGCGCGCTATCCCCATCGATGCGCGCCTGCGTTTCTGTCTGCACTGTGGCCAGAAGCGTCGTCTTGGTGGACGTGATCTGCGCTGTGGTGGTCTCGATATTCTTGGCAAGCGCGAGATCGGCCTCGGCACGTGCCGACTGCTCTGACCACACCCCCGCGTAGACCTGTGTCGAGCCAGCGTAATCGCCTGTGCTGCCGGCCATTTCCGGGATGACGACCTGCGCGACAACCTGGTCGAGACGGTTCGACAACGCAGTGTCGCCGGAAACGCGCGCCTGCTGCTCCGCCGTGATCGCGGCCTCGTTGTCCGTCACGTTCTGCTGGATGCCGGGGATCGCCTCTATCGGCGCGAGCACATCTTGCGCGAGCTCCGTTTGCGAAATCTGGCCCTCGAGGTACGTCAGGATCTCGGTTGCATCGCTGCTGCTTTGGCCGTTGACGCCGGCGCCGGTCGGATACCACGGCCCGATATTTCCCGACGTGTCGACGAGACGACCCCAGAAGAAAAACGAGCGGCCCGCGGCCAACCCCATCAGGCTAGCGCGTGCCTGTGGATAAGCGTAGTCGGCCAGCTTCACTGCGGTGTTGCGATCGTTCGTCTGGCTGTACCAGATCTCGGTTCGTTGCGTGTCGCCGGCGGAACCATCGGCCGGGAAAGCCCAGTCGAGCTGAATTGCAAAAATCTGCGTCGTGGTCGTCAGCGATACCAGCGACGGCGGCGGACTGGTTTTTCCGGTCAACGCGGTGTCCACGCCATAGGCCGGGATCGACGTGACGCCCATTGCATTCACGGCACGTACGCGCGCGAGATACGTGCCCTGGTAGATGCCGGCGACCTCAACCTGCAGGCCGCCCGTCGAGTTGACTGTGACCCACTCGCCGTTATCCTTTCGCCACTCGGGTAGATACGCCACCGCTTTGTCAGCGGCGTCATACGCGATCACCAGAATCGTCTTCGAGATGCCCTGATCGACCACCGAGTATGTGGATAGGCGCACGTTGGACGGCGGCGGCTGCACCGACGGCGGCACTACGGTGACAGGCCGCACCTGAATCTGCGCGCCGCTGTCGATCGCGGCGTACTTCCCCGGCTCGTGCTGGGTCGCATTGATGACGAAGGTCGTCTGATCGTTGTCCGACGCCTCCTGCACGCTCACCACGCGGAAAAGCTGCGATGCAAGGTCCGCGCTTTCCAGCATCCATACAGCGCCCACGACCGGATTTGCATCGTAGGCGGATGAAACCGTGACGACGTCGCCTGCGACCGACGAAACGGCGCGGGCCTGCGCAACGCCGGTCGGCAGAATTGCCGTGAGCGTGTCGCCAGCGGCGATGGCTGGCGCCTTGTCGAGAGTGATCGCCCTGCCCGCCGCCGACCGAATGCGGCCGCCGATACGCTTGCCTGCCTTGGCAGGATCGGCAATCGCGATAATCTGCCCGGGCGCGCATAGCGTCGCATCCAACCCGACCGAGAACGAGACCGTGTTCGTCTCATAGCGGCTCGTAAGAAGAGTCCAGAGACCGAGCCGGTGCGCCTGCCCCTGCGACGTGGTACCGAATGCGGTGATCTGTGCTTTCGTGACGCCGTAACGCGCAATACCGTCGTCGTCCAGAACGGACTCGACAGCCTGCTTGTACTGGTTCGCCGGATCGTTCCAGCTCACCAACGCGGTCGTATAACGCGTTTTCAACGCTGAGCCGACGTATGTGAACGGTCCGGACACGCACCGATTGGCGTCGGTATAGACATAGGCCGGATCCGCGGGCATATCGGACGCCGCCACAACGGAGCCGGGCCCCCAGTAGGCGATGCCCCGAAACGTGGTCGCCAGATCCTGCAGAACCTTATACGCGTCAGCCTGCGATTGGATCACGCAATTGCACGTAAAGCGCGGCTCCTGCCCGCCCTTCCCGTCCGACACCATCACGTTGCAATATTGGCTGATCTGGTACAGCCCCCACTTGTCGACCATCGAGTCGTCGACCCGCTTGCCGAGGCCGTAGCGCTCGTTCAGAAGCAGATCGCGAAAGATCCATGCGGGATCGTCCGACCAACCCGTTTTGAACGTGCCGTCCCACGTGCCCGAATAAGTGTGCGCGACTGGATCGAAGTTGCTCGGGATCTGAATTATCAGCCCGTTGATGTCGTAGGAGCGCGTCGGGACCGAACTGAACGATTGTGCGTCGAACGACAAGCCGACAAGCGCCGTCATCGGATAGCGCAGCTTGCGGTCGATTACCTCTGTGATCGCCTCAATGTTGACCGTGTCGGCGATCAGCGAACTATGAGCGTTCGGCGTAATGCGGCGCACGCGGACCAACCAGCTGGTGGTCGCGGCCGGCAACTCGATGCGCACGCTGCGTTCGTAGAGCGACGTCGTCTTGCCGTCGAATGCGCCCGACACCACCTGAGCATATGACCCACCATCAACCGCCAGATCGATCGCGTACTCGACGCGGTAGCCGGTGACATTGCCTGTCGACGAGTCGGACTTCTGCAGCGCGGGCACGCCGAACCGGATGCGCACCGCGGTGAGCTGCATATTCTGGATCTGGTGGACCCACGGCGAATCCGACGTCAGCGGCGTGCTGACGGCCGTCTCATTCTCGACGGCCGGGAAACCCGACAGATACGTTTGATCCTGGGTGCCGGTACGGACATCGACGCCATAGTTCGAGAAATTCGTCGAGCCATCACCATTCTGAATCGGCGTGCCGTCGAGAAACACCGATTGAAGCCCGTTCGCAAGGCCGCCGATTGGTCCCTCGGAGATGACGTCGAGCACCTTGGCATAGGCGATCGAATGCAGGCTATCCGGTGACTCACTGGGCGTGCCGCCCGAGCCCCCTCCCTTTGAACCTTGGATGCGCATATTTAGTTCTGGTCTTGAGCGAAAATGCCGGAGCTGATGACTTTTGAACCGACTGTCATGCGGCCGTACACAAGCGGAACGGGCTCGCCCTGCGCCGCGCTGTTCACCGGCCCGTTGAAGTAATAGGACGTCCCATTGTTGGGCCCGGCGCCGGCGAGCCCGCTGGTCTGCGGACTGAGCATCTGCATGACGCCGCCAAGCATCATCGACGCGCCGAGTCCGATCAGCGTCGATCCGCCGTACGCGCTGGTGAAAACGCCGACCACCACCAGCGCGGCGCCAAGAATGGTCTGGAACAACCCGGCCTTCTTGCTGCCGACCAGAATCGGCGCAATCCGGATTTCATCCTCGCCGACCGGGTGCTGCAGGTCGTCTTCGGCAAGATTTTTGCGCCCACTGAACACCGCGAACGTGAGGCCGTTATCTTTGGCGTTCATCATAAATTTTTCGAACCCGGGAACGGTCACGCATAGCGCGCGCACGGCTTCGCGGGTTGAGGCGACGGCGAGGCGGTGCACGCGACCGAAACGCGCGCCGGCGACGCCATACAGCTTGATCGTGCGGACTTTGGCGCTCACTTTTCCCCCTTGTGTCGAAGCACTGTGCGCAGGCTGTGCGCCCACATGCCACCCCACACCGTGCGGCCCGACAACCGGCCGTGCATGTGATGCAACAGCACGCCGTCGCCGAGATAGACGCCGGCGTGATTCGGTACACCGTTCTTGCTGCGGATCTGCATCAGCAGCACGTCGCCGCGCTGCAGATCGGAGTCCTGCCCCATGTCCGCAAACCCGGCCTTCTCGAAGTTGTCGAGGTATAGACTCGACTTGCCGTCATCCCACCAGCCGTCTGACCGCTCGAAGTCAGGCAGCTCGACGCCGCGCTCGAGGCGGTACCAGTCGCGAATCAGCGCGTAGCAGTCAAGAGTGCCGTGCGAAAAATCGCGGCCGATCAACGGCGGGGCGTAGCCGCTCGGTCCGAATTCGCACCAATCGTCGACGGCGATCGATCCATCACCCTGCACGCCGAGCGACACGATCACCCATTTGCCGACGCCGCTTTTCTCGCACATGGCCCTGTCAGCCATGCTCGGCCGCGCCGCGGCGCCCGGATGCGAGTGCACGACCGCAACAACTGCGCCGCGATCTTCGGCCGCCGCGTAATCCTCCGGTGACATGACAAAGTGCTCTGCCGGAGTCGCAGCAATGTTCCGGCATGCGACGTAGACCTCGGCGGCGCCGACGAGCATTACCAGCCCGCAGCACTCGCGCGGGTATTCCGCAATCGCGTGTTCGGCGATCGCGGCCTTGATCTGTTCGTTCATCAGGAAAGATTGTCGCTAAGGAAGCCGCCGAAGCTGAGCGGCTGGTTGACGCCGAATCGGCATTCGCAGCCGCTGGTGCGCTTGCTGCATCGGTCGAGCGCAGGATCCGTGACAGGGTTGTCGTTCGCATCGAAATACGCGGTACCCGTGTAGCCGCAGTTCGCATCCCGATACATCCACTGGCACATTGGCGCGATCTGCCGCGCCGGCAATTGCTGGCCGCCGAAGTCGAGCGCGGAAGCCAGCATGAAATCGACCTGGACGTTGGTCTCGCTGCTCTTTTGCTCGATGTACCAGAGTTCGGGTGCCATCTCTTCATTAGGGTCTGCTGTCGGATTGCCACCCGGGAAGTTGACCGCGTCGAGATACTTCGTGAGCGTGCGCCGGCGGCGCACCTTCGCGCCGACCATGTCAGCGAGGAATACGCAAAGCGCAGAGATGGTCCCGCTGAGATTGGCAACAGAGAGCGTCGGCGACGGCTGCTGGGCGTCGGACGTATGCTCGAAGCCGGTCGCCTGGATCGGCCATGGCTTGTATTCGTTGCCCTGCCAGAAGATCGATGTGGATTGAAGGTGTCCGTGAAACCGCAGCATATCGCCACCGATCACCGTGCAGTCAACCTCAAACAATTCGATGAGCGCACCGGGCTCGAGCTGCTGGATGTCCGCTGTGATAGTCATCGCGCGTTCCCGTTGGCAGCCGCCTCCTCGAGAGCGGAAATTCTCTCAAGTGCACGCTTCAACGCCGCCCACAGAATCGGAGTTGGTTTCGAGTAGTCCATGTGCTGATAGCGCGGTTCGTCGGGAGCGTCAATCGGTTCGCCACCATCATCCAACCCAGGCGCCATCGGTGGCCCCATAGCATCCTTCTCACCTATTACAGCCTCTGGCTGGATTGGTGCGTACTCGTGCGCAATGAAACCGTAGTTAGTGCGTTTTTGGGGATCAGCCCGCATCCAGTACTTGCGCGGCCGCCCCTGTTTGATCAGGGTGATAGCAAGGTCGCCGTCCAGATCTTCAATACCGTCTTTCAGACGGTAGTCCGAGGTCGTGCCATACGTGGTCGTCGTGCCATTTGTCGTTATCGTCCCGACGTTGTTCGAACCGAAAAACCATGCGGCCAGCGGCACTGGACTGGCATCCGTGCGTCCGATAAAGCAGCCGCCCGTTTGGTTGATGCAATATGAACTGATCCCCCACGGCGTGGCGGCGGAGTTCTTCACAGAGAACTGCGAGCCGGTCCACGCTGTACCGTTGACTGTAGGCGTACCGGTTAGCGCGGGAGCGTTCAACGGTGCGTAGAGCGCGGGGTTAAAATTTCCCGCATCCCACGCCGTATTACCCCCGAACGATGGCCGGTTAGTCGTAACAAGCGACGTGGCGCTAAGCGTACTGGTCACACTGACGTTGCCGCTGTATACCGCGTTTGTACCTGAATACCCACCAGCCGCCGAAATGGTGGCCTGCCCCGCAGAACCGAACGAGGCAATGCCCTTCACGGCCAACGTCCCCGCTACCGTCTCGTTACCATTGACCGCACAGTTGCCGTTCACGACCTCGTTGTCGGAATTCGTGCGGCCGCGCATCACCACGGTCCACGCATGTACGCCGTCGGTGTCGACCAACGCGGTTTCGCCGGGATTCAACTGAGACAGTGAAAGCGTGTCTCCCGATCCAGTCGTGATCGCGAGTGTAGCCACCGTCGCACCGATATTGCGCAGGAGGATGACGCCATCGGCACTACACGTCGACGCCGCCGGCACTTGAACCGTCCCGGCCGGCGCCAAAGAGATGTTGACGCGCCGACCGAGATGCAGCGCGGCCGTCAGCGCCTGAGCACTGTTGACCAACTGCGCGGCGCTGGTCAGCGCGGCTTGGGAACTCAGCACGTCGACGTTCGCATTCGCCTTTGTGTTGGCGACCCTCGATGTGTCTCCGTCAACTGCGGTCGGCGGTGTGCCGAGAAGTACCTTTTGGAGTGCGCTCATAATATTTAGGGGGCGAAGGTTTGATCGAACGTCGCGGTGATCGTGTAGGCGTTGCCGTCTTTCGTTGGCTCGGAGTACGTCTCACAGGTGAAAAGCGCTTGCGCGCGCAACAGTGGCGTCCAGTAGAACGACGTCGCGCCGGCGTGTGCATCGAGAAACGCCAGGATCGCGCTGATCGTCGTGGCGTCATCAATGAATGTCAGGTTGTACGAAGACGCGCGATTGTTGATGCCGTCCTGCAACCGTTGCGTGTAGCCGTCCGCAAACTGCGCTTTGCGCACGCGTAGAGTCGCGGTGCCGGCCAGGTTCGAAACCGCCGGTACCCAGTTGAATGTATCGGCCATCACGCGATCCCGTTTTGTGCTTTCCAGAGAACGCCGCCCTGCTTTCGCTCGCTCTGCAGCACGGCCTGAACGGCCTGTTTGATCTTCATGCCAAGATCACCAGCGTTCCGCTGATCGGTTGTCGAACCGCTGCCTTCGATCGAAACCGGTACGTTTACAGTGAGATCGCCGCCACCGCTCGATGACGTGATCGCATGATTCGGAACGATGGTTCCAGAGGTGCCCGGATTGAACAGTTCCGGCCCCTTCTCGCCAACAAGATAGGTAGTGCCGGCATCGACCGGGCCTCCCGTCGCGCGCGCGGGGATGGTTCCCCAGCCGCCGGTGTTATTTACCAGGTTGTCGAGCGAGTTACCGCCCTGGATGTTTGCCGTGGTGGTCGCAAAGCCGTTTCCGAAATAACCGCCGACCGCACTGACCGCCGCACTGAATAGGCCCGAGATCGCCGCGCGCGCCTGCATCCGAATGATGTCCGCAATGATGCTGTCAGCGAGACTCTTGAAATTGAGTTTGCCGGTCGTCGCAAAGCTGACGAGAGCATCTTCCATGCCCTTTGCGGCGTTGGTAACTGCCGACTCCGTCTGCGCCGCCATGTTCTGGGCCGCGTCGTTGTAATTGGCAATCGCTGCCGTCGCGCCGTTCGTCCAATCGGCCTGCTTCGCTTTCAGCGTCGTGTAATAGGCGTCGTAATCGGCCAGCGACTGCTCGAGCCCGGCCTTGATGTCAGCTGACGCCTTGACGTAATCAGCGCCGCCAAGCAGGTTCTTCGGTGTGGCCTTGTCGAGCTGCTCCTGCAAACGCTGGTACTCGGCGAAGATCGACTTCACCGCCTGCACATTTTTGAGCGCATCCGAACCCATGCCGAACGCGTCGAGCTGGCGACCGTACTGGTCGTTCTGCCCCGACTGGTAACTCTTGATGGACGCATCAATTTGCGCAGACCGCTCCTGCAGCTTTTGAACGTCCTGGCGATGCTGGACCTCTTTCTCGAGCTCGACGTTCTTCTGCAATTGCGCGCGGATCGCGTCCTGATCCTTGGTCAGGCTCACCTGTTGCGGCGTGAGAGTTTTGGTCTTCCAGTCGCTAATCTGCTGATTGAACTTCGCGAGTTCGCTTTCGGCCGTCGACAGCTTGCCCGTCGTCGAGAGCTGTGCTTCCAACGCGGCCTGCTGGTCGCGCAGCTGCTGCAGCATTCGCTCGCCTGAATCGTCGCGGTACGCCTTCGGCTTCGGTGCCTTGGGATCCTTATACTTCGCGTCGATATTCGCTTCGTCGGCGAGCTGCTGCTCCGGGCTCAGATTGAGCGGGCCCGCGATCGTGTCGAGGTATTTCTGGATCTCTTTTGCGCGCTTCTCCGCCGGCGTCGCAAATTGCGTGTTGAACGTGTCGTATGCGTGCTTCGCGTCGATAACCTGCTGGTTCTGGCGCTCTGTCCTGGCCTTGTCTTCTGCGGCCTTGATCGCGGCGTCACGTGTGGCGATCGCTTTCTGAAGCTCGGCTTCATCTTCCGACGACCATTGCCCAATCGGGAGCCGCGCCGTCTTGTTGTCCTGCAGGCGAGCCACGACCTGCCCGGGTGTGGCCGCCGCGCCGAACGAGCCAACGGCCTCGATGGCGCCGTTGATCATCGCCTTGATGTCGCGCCAGCCGGCAAGAATGATCCCCTCGTTGGCGGCGATTTCCTTCGTGCGATCGTCCATCGCCTGGGAGAACGCTTCCACTGCCACCTTCGCGGCGCCAGTCGCATCACCTTGCCTCTCAAGCGCGGCGATCTGGTCGTAAGTCGCCGCGGTCAGGTAGTGATACTGTTCGTTCAACTTCACCGAGGCTTTCACTGGCTCGTCGGCGAGCTTCGTGAAATCGTCCACCATTTGCTTGACGGACACACTGGTATACGTAGCGGCATCCGCCGCAGACCGACCAAGATTTGCGATCTCTTCACCGGTTAGCCGGCCGGTTTTCGCCAATTCGGTGACGGCCTCGGCTGCGGTGTTAAACGTTGCTCCGCCCGCCGTCGCCGCTGTCGCCATATTGCGGAGTTGATCAGTCGTCACCCCCGCATAGCCGCCGGTCAGCAGCAACGCCTCATTCATCTTCTCGTTCTGGCTCGCCACCATATACATAGCCGCGCCGACACCCGCGATGGAGAGCGAAAGCGGGTTGAGCAGAAGGTCGAGCGCACCGGCGAGCGACAGAAAGCGAGTGAACGAACTGGCCAGGCGGGTAAAGTTGCCGCTGGCTGCCTCGCGGCCAAGTACGCCAAGCTCATTTGTCACGCCGGACGTTGCGCCGGCGGCACCATGCGCGGCAGTAGCCTGCACTGTATACATAGCCGCCATCTCTTCGCCGAGAACGATCTGCTGCTTGCGCAACTCGATTTCTTTGGCGATCGCGGCGACCTGCGCGGTTTCGGCTTCGGTAAAGCCAGCCATCTGCGCGTCATATACGGCCAGTTCCGCCGCGGACGCTGTGAGGGCGGTGAGTTGACGGCCGAGCGCCTCCGTAACCTTGGCCGCACCCTCACTGATCACGGTCGAGGCAGCCTCGAATTGAACGGCCACGCTAGTTTGCGCCGTTGCTGCTGCTTCGGCTGACGCCGCAATACCGGCATTCGCTCTTTCCGCCGCCGTCGCGGCGGCGGCCAGTGCGTCAACGCTTGCGGCATAGCGGTCGGCCGCCTCGGTGCTACCGGTTACGGCGGCCGTCACCTCGAGCGACGCTGCGACCATAGCCGAAATGCGAGCCGCAGCAGCCTCGCTGCTCTCGCCCACCGCGGCAGTCGAGCCGGCAACCTGTCCATTGGCCGCGTCGATCGCATTCATCTTTTCGATGTACGGCGCGATCGCGTCGGACACACCGAGCAGCGACGCCTTATAGGCCAGCAGTTGCCGAGAATTCATCCCGTACGTGTCGGCCATTTTCGCCGCTTGCTGTACGAGTGCGTTGATGGCGCGCTCGCTCGCCTTGCTGCCGTTTGCGTTCGCCTCCGCAATCGCGGCCTGTGCAATTTCCGTGCGTTGCGCCGCCGCCTCCTGCGACGACACGAACGCATCCATGCTGCGCTTCGCGCGCTGAACGCCGGCCTCAACGCCGGTGGCATCTAGCGAAACCCGGATGAGTGTTTCTTTATCAGCCACCTGTCAACTCCGTTACCTTTTGCTGGAACACCGCATCTACCGCATCGGCGGCGGCCGTTTTTTTCGCTTCGTACGACGGTCGAAGGAACGGATTGGCTGCCATCTTGGACGTACCAGTTTCAACGAAGCGCCCGTAGAACGCCTGCTTGCTCCACGTCACGATGTAAGAGGCAATCCGCCCTTCGACGGACTGCTCTTTGTCATAGGCAATCAGGATGTTGTCGCGGAGGAAGCCAGGATAGATCTCGGTGCCCTTCCGCTCGTATGCCCGAATGCCTACAGGCACGCGCACCTTCATCTCGTCGAAATAGACCCGAGCGCCAGCAACTGCTGCCTGCCGCAAAACCGACTCGCTCGTGACGCTGTCGAGCGCCCGAAGCGCGTCGGTCAATGCCTCCGGATTCTCAATGACGAAGCTCTTTGCCATGGCTACGCTTTACTGGGAAACAGCATCGACAAAAGGAGGTTCGACTGCGCATCTGGATCATCCAGAAGCACGGCCGTTTCTTCCTCCGCCTTCGCCATGTGCAATTCGTTCCACGTCATGAAGTCCAGCGGGCCCCACGGCTCCGCTCTAACCTTGGCATTTCGGTTGATGTTCGCCAGCATCGACGTGATCGTGCCGGCGCGCAGATCGTCGTAATGGCTCCCGCGATGGTCGATCTGATAGGAAGCCATGTATTCGACGAACTCCGCGCTGGTGATCCGCTGCTGCAATTCCCTTACTGGGATACCGAAGTCGATGCTGAGCTGGAGCCAGAATCGCCGCTCGGGGCGGCTGCGGAGTTTTTTACTGCATCCTCCACGGCGGCCGGCTGCATGCCGTTCAAGCGAACTGCGACTGCCACGATGCGATCCATCACCGCCGTGCCTTGAGCGCGCAAGTTGGCGATGTCGGACTCGTCGAGAACCAGCGCGCCGGATTCGTCGACGACGGTAGCCAGCAGCAGATCGGCCTGCGATTCGCTGATGGGAACCTTCCCCGCTTCCTTTTTTGCATAAAAAGCGTCGCGCGCGAGGCCCGACATTTCCGACACGATCACCGTCACGCCGTCGCCCCACTCGGGCACGTCGACGGCCTCGGTCTTAAGGTGAATGGCGCCGAGAATGGCGGCCTTGGTTTCTTTGCTGAGAATGGGCACGTTATGTCCAGTGTGTTGTGATGGGTTTTAAGGCGTGTTGCGGGTTACGCGTAAACCACGTCGCCGGTGATGCGGAGCGAGACGCCCGTCGTCTTGAGGATCTGATCGACGCCGCCATCGAGCGGGCTATTCTTGACGTAGCCGCTGAAGGTTGCGGTCTTCGCGTTCGGCAGCGTGAGCTTGAATTGCTTCAGCGTGCCCGCGCGCTTTGCGGCATCGCAAGCGAGCTGGCCGGGGTCGGTGAAGTCCTTGTCGACGTCGAACGTGAAGTGCCCGAAGTCCTGCAGGCCGAGCATGAATTCCTTGGCCGTGCTCGACAGGTTCGTCTTGTCGATTTCGTTGGCCTGGCCGTCGAAGCCCTTGAAGTTGTTCAAGTTGCCGATCGGCGTCCAGGTAACAGGGGTCGCTGTGCCGCCGTTCGTGTATGCGGCGCCGCCAGTGGTATCGACGTCCACCGCATAAGTGTTCGCCGTCACATTTTTGATGACCGCCGTGACGCCGTTCAACGTGGTGTTGCCGGCCAGTGCCGCGAAGGTCACGATGTCGCCATTCGAGAAACCGTGCGCGGCCGAGGTGACGATCGTCGGATAGCCGAGGGCCAGACCAGTGATCGCTTTCGCGGCGCCGGTCGCGCCGGATACGGAGAGAGTCGATCCCTGAGCGGAAATCGCGGTGCTTGTCATTTCAGACCTCACAAATAAAGAAACCCGCTCAGGGCGGGTCGGTGGTGGAGACAAAACGGTATTCGGGTGTTACGGGTAAAACCAGATGCTGAAGTCTTCGCGCGACCCGTACAGCTTTGTGTCGGCCTCGTAGTTGCTTACCGGCGCGCCGATCGTCGTGGCCAAGATAGGCGCAGCGCTTAACGCTGCAATAACGCTCCGCATGAGCGCGCGCGCCGCGGAACGCGAATCGGCCCACACGTTGACCTGCATGCGGGCGTTTTCCAGATCAACCGTGTTGTTCAGGTAGTTAGGTGACTGTCCGCCGACTGCCTGATATGTGATGTACGGGCGCAGCGCCCCGGCCGGCGCCACGTCCGGATATACGCGAAACGTGCCATCCCCGTTCGGCACCAGCGCCTTGAGCGCGGCGGAGACAATCGCCTCTGCGGAATTAGCCATTGTTGAGCCCTTCCTTCGCCTGCAGCATGACGAGCCGATTACGCTCGTCCTGATTCATTGAGGCGTTGATGTCGAACACGCGCGTGCCGAACAGCACGCGCATCGCGGCGACATCCTTTGGGTTTTGAAGCTCGGGCCGGTACCGCACGCTGATCGTGTGCGTGACCTCTGCCTGCACGGCCTGCGCGGCGAGCAGCTCGCGACCGGACACCGGCGATACCTCGCCCCAACACTTGAACGCATCGGACCACACGTTGAGCGGCTGCCCCAGTTCGTCGGTTTCCGTCGATTTCTTCTGGAACGTAAGTCGATGTCGCAGCGTTCCACCGCGCACCAGGTAGCTGTTCTGTCCGGCCATTTAAAACTCGTACGTTTTGTACGCGTCGAGCAGCCGATCGACATACGGCAGCGCCTGAATCGTGCCGCGGTTCATGATCGCCACCTCTTCGCGGTTTTCATACAGGGTCGAGAGCCTGATCTTCAGCCAGGCTTTCAGCCCTTCCGGCACTGCGCCGACGAAACTCTGGCCGCTACCCGCGTCCGTCAGCGCGATGGGTGCGCCGCCCGCCGTCGCTGATAGTTTGTAGATGCCGTCCGAGACTATGTTCTGCACGAAATAGTCGGTCATAGCACTCAGCGGCGCCGGCAGAGCGCCGCCCCCATTCGAGCGCCGTACAGCATCGCCGACGGCGAGACGACTCCAGCCCGGTGCGCTAATCGTGCCAGTACCAGCATCGGCTGTGATGGGCGCAGCATAGCCGGCGTCGAAATTGACCCATACCGCGCCGATCTGCGGCAACGGGATCGGCCAGATCTGACCGAACACCGGCGTGATGCGCACCGGCTCCGACGAATAATCGACCGTGTAGTCGGTATCCGGCATCGTCTGCACGACGCCGGTCATGTCCAGATACTGGATCGACAGCACGCGAATCACCGGCGCGCGCTGCAGATAGATTGCATGCCCCGGCAGCGTGTACGGCCGCCCGTATGGGATTCCGATCAACGACGGGCCGGGGAAACTGTCGAGCACCTGCTTCCATCGAGCCGACACCATCTGCTTATGCGTCTCGCCTTGCGCGTAGTCGCGCGCGGCCGCGATGAGTGCGCCGATCAGCGTATCGTCATCGTCGATGTCGACGCGCAGATGCAGCTTCGCCTCAGCGAGCGCTAGCGGTTCCGCCGATGGTGCCGTGATGAGTTGCAGGGGCATAAAAAGAAGGCAGCCGAAGCTGCCCCATCCTCTTTAAGGTTGCGATCAGCCGACGATCTGCTTTACGGAGGCCGCGTTGGCATCCGAGGCAGGCGCAAAGCGTGGCGTGAAGCCGAGCAGCAGAGCTGCGGTCAAGCTGGCAGCCGTGCCGACGGTCACCGACAGTTGCACGAACGAGAACCCGTTCGCCACGTCGAGCTGCTGCGGGTCGAGATTGATTTCGGCCTGCGCGTTGTCGCCAGTCGCCTTGACGATCTGCGCGACGGCCGCGCCCGCCACATCCTTTGCGCCGGTGCCGGCTGCATCCGTAGCCTGCTGGAACTTCGCGTCGACAGTCGCCGCCGCGCCGAGCACGCCGGTCTGGATCAAGCCCAGCAATTTGTTGAAGTTGGCGGCCGATACCCAGGCCGACGTGAGCGCGCCAGCGCCCTGCGACGAAGGCGTGATTGCGCCCAACACTGCCACCTGCTCGGAGGCTTTGATATTCGGGATCATGGTCTTTCCTCGATGAACTCAGGAGAGAGCCGGGGACATACCCCGGCCAGGTGGATCAGCGTGCGGCGAGCTGGATGAACGGAGAGAGCGTGTTTGCGCCCTTCGCCTGCTGAATCGGATTGACGATCTTCGGCTGACCGTCCACGCGGAAGATTGCGCGGAACGCCGTTGCGTCAGCATCGAAGTACAGATGCATCGACGTTGCGGTCTGAACGCCGCCCGCCTTCGTGATCGTGCGGTAGTACGACAGGTCGATCAGGCTGATGTCGCCCTGCGCGCTGAACGCCGGAGCGTGCTGGCTGACGCTGATCGGCCGACCCATCAGCGTGCCGTACGGCGAACCCTGCGCACCTTGCGAGATCGGCAGGTAGATCGGGTAGTTACCCAGTTGCAGGCTGAACAGCGACGGCAACGCGTCCGGCGTGATGAGCCACGTGGACTTCGGGAAGCTCCCCGGGGTGAGTCGCGCAATCATGTTCGACACGTTACCGAGCGACACCGTCTTGGTCGCCTGGCCGGCGTCCTTCGCCTGCACCACGGCCGCCGCGCCGTTGAATGCGCCCTCGGGCTGACCGGCGCCCGTGCCGAACAGAATGGCTTCGTTCGTTTTCCACCGGATCGAGCGCGCCATCAGGCCCGGCAGATACGATTCGAGCGCGTTCGCGTCCGACAGCAGTTCGTCCGTCACCGGCGTCAGTGCCATCAGCTTGTGCAGGCGCAGGGTCGAAACGCCGAGTTTCGGCTTGGTGGCATTGGCCTGCGATGCTTCAGCTTGCCAGTACGCGCGCACGCCATCCGTACCCCACGGCGTGGTTTCGTCCTTCGGGAACGTCATGCCGTTGCCACCGACCTCGATGTTGTCAGTCATCGGCAGCAGCGCGTCGTCCTCGAGTGAAAGCGTGAAAATGTCGGTCGAGAAAGCCGGCGGAATGAGGAAGCCGCCATCGGTGCCGGCCGCCTCGTTGGCATACGTGCCCGCGCCGGGCGCGGCGGCGCCGATCACGAGACGCTGATCGATGCTGCCGTTGCGCTGGCTGCCGGCGCGCACGGCCATTGCGAACTCGCCAAACGACTGGAAGCCGCGGCGCGCGTCGTTTTCGATGTTCTCCGACACGCTGATGTGTGCGCCTTCCGGAATCATGACACCGGCCGAGCGCTCCGCTTCGATCAGCGCTTCTTCGCGCGAAATTGCTGCTGCGGTCCGCTCCAGACCGGCGCGCTCGGCGTCGAACGCCGCGACTTCATCATCGGTCAGATCGCGGTTTTCCGACGCGGCCTTGTCGGTGATCGCGCGCATTGCGGCGACTTGCTTTGCTTTGCGGGCTTGCAGCTCGCGGAGTTGCTTGGACATTTAAGGGCTCCTGAAACGAAAAAACCGCCTCGCGGCGGCTGAATTTACGGTTTGCGCTCAGTCGGAGGACTGCACACAACGCGCTTGTTGGCGCGGTGCTCGGGCTTAGCGCTCAGCCCATAATTGCGATTTCGCGTTGCGCGGCAGCGAGGCGGCTCGCGGCCGGCTTCGTCGCCTTGATGTTTCGCTGCATCTTCGCCACCACGTCATCAAAGGTGGCGACGCCGTCGACCATGCGCTCGGACATTGCCTGATCGGCGCCAAGCACGCGACCTTGGCCCATACCGTTACGAACCTGATCGATACCGACCTTACGGCCCTTTGCAACGCCCTTCGTGAAGGCTGCGTAATAGTCGTCGACGCGCGATTGCATGAACGACTGCGCCTCGGCATCCAGCGGCTGATATGGATTCCCTTCGACCTTGAACTTACCGGCAGAAATGAGGGTGATAGACACACCCTCTTCCTCCATGGCTTTCGACCAGTCCTGATGCGCCTGCCATACGCCGATCGACCCAACCTCGCCGCCCGGAGTGACGTAGAACTCGTTTGCCGCGCAGCCGATCCAGTAAGCCGCGCTCGCGGCAAG